CCATTTATACGCACTAATTTCTCTTTATCTTCGTATTTGCATAGTAAGGATAGGATTCCTTTGAAAAGCGATTTAACGCCTGTTTCTGCAAAGATACGGGCTATTAATTCAAGCTTTCCTGCACTTGCTTGTGACATTGCTGATACAGCAGCTGCAGTTACGTTTTGTAAGATGTTAGGATCAATGCCATTTTGTGAATCTGATACACCTGTTCTTCTAGCTTGTACGCCATCTAGGTATTCAAGCATTGGGAATGAGCCAGATGTTGTAGGTTGTACAGTTAATGGTACAATTGCATTAGGATTCTTCATTCTCACTACGCCACCAGCTGTAGATGTCAATAAATCATCAAGATTTACTTGTCCTTCTACTGCACCAACACGATAATTGTTAGTTAAGTAGAGATTATCTAGCATTTGACGTAAAACAGTTGATTTAATAAGCTGTAAATCAAGTGCACGATCAGCTAAAGACTGTCCGTAGAATTTATGTGGGATTGGAATTGGGCAAAGTGAGTGGAATGGGATATAATCACACTCTTCATCTTCTAAAATCTCATTAGAAGCGTATACAATGCGTCTTAATTCAGCAATACCGTCATTATTGTAGTCAACTTTTATGTAACATTCGTAAACTTCTACCACTTCCATAGATTGATCTTGCGATCCCATAGAATTTGGCTGTTCACCACGAGAATAACGAGCAATTCTGTCAGGACTAAACTCTAAAGTATCACCAGATTCTAGTGAATCTACTAAATCTTTGTCAAAACCCATAGCAACTAGCTCTGAACGAGTCATCATTCTACGATGTGCTACAAATGGAGAGTCTTGAATAGTGACAGCACGTTTAGAAATTAAGAATTCTTCTGGTGGAACGTTTTCTACGACCACTTTACCTTCTTTTTTAGTGCGTTTTACCTTAACTTCGTGTTCACGTTTGATGTTTTGGAAGATCTGACCTGTCATTGGGTCAGTGACTTCTTGTATTTCTTCGTCTGTTTCTTGCTCAATGATCTCTAACTCTTCATCTTGCATGAGCATCATTAGTTCATCGTCAGTAAGTTCTTCGTATTTCTCTTTTGTAACGTCTACTTTTTCATCCCAGTATGCTTTTACGATACCAGTCTTTTGTAAAAGTGCGTCTTTAAACCAATTGTGTAGTATTAAGAAGCCATCGTTTTGTTTATAGAATACCCAGTTACAGTATTCTGTGGCTTGTTGTGCAAAAGGTTCGTCACCATTGTTTACAGGTTGGAATTCAACTACACCGTCTGTAGATGTAAATACACGAATAAGTTGTGGTAATGCACCGTCTACAACTTCTGCTACTTCACCAGTAACAATTTGTGATTTACCTTCTACTTCGTTACCATATGGCTCACGAAGATAGTATTCAAGTGCTTCTTGACGTTCTGCAACTGTGTCTGTTTCGACATAGCCGATAGAATCATCAATCTCTGACTCGACAATACTTTTTAATTTGTTAATATCCATTAAACTATCCATTTAGTGTTTACGTTAATAGGTTTATTCCATTCTTCTGCTGGACTTTCGTCTAGTCCTGTAGCTAGGTATCTAAAAGAGTCGGCAGCATGTGATGACCAATCATGTAATGGTCTATCATGGAACACAGCTCTTTTTTCATCATAATGTCTACGATAATTACGAAGAGCATCTAACCCTTGTTTTGTTTTAGGGTCAAACCAGCATCTAGGTATTATTCGTCTAACAGCTTGTATGCCATCCATAACATTAAGACGAGGAGCAGTAACAATAGAAAGTCCTGCATCTTCCAAAGTCTCCTTACGAGATTTGCCAGTACCTAATTCTCTTACTTCCACATCATGTGGCAAGATATGTGTGAAGTGTGCATAGTCGTTATCTCTTAACCATGTCACATAATAATCTAGACCTTGACCATGATTTTCCATGTAGTCAATAAGTCGTATTTCTTTACCTGTCAGTTGTGCCACCCAAATAGATGTTGAGTCAGATATACCCAAGTCCCAAGATGTGTAGCTTCTACATAAATCATCACGAGGTATTTCTGTGATGTGTGCTTTTTCTTCTATTTCGTTTATAAGTTTAGAGTAGAAAGAACCTTCTACAGGAGCATTGAATGAACACTCAAACTCTTGCATAAACTTATCTTCACCCATTTCTAGACGGGCTGCTGTTAATTCTTGTTCGTTTAGTAGTTTAGTATCTGAAGACTTAAACTCTAATAACTTCCATCCTTGACCTTCAGCTGCACGATCTCTCAACCCTCTAAAGTGATTGTTGCCTTTGGGTGTACCCATTGCAACACAGAAACCTAATCGGTCTGTAAGTGCAGGTCGGATAATGTCGCTGAAGACAGATGGATTTATATTTCCTACTTCGTCTATAACTGCACCATCGAGATAGATACCACGCAGTGAGTCTGGGTTATCTGCACCATAAAGTGAGATACGTCTACCCATAAAGTCTACACGAAGTTCTGCAATGTTTACTTTTGCACCTAAAGGTCTGGTGTAGTTTACAAGATAGTCCCATGCGATACGTTTAGATTGGTTATATGTAGGAGCTACATATGCGTATCTAGGGTCTTTCTTTGTGCAGGTAAGTGCACTATGTATAAGTTGGTTAATAGCCGTTACCACTTTACTTTGTTAGCCCAATATGCGGCAGACATCTTTCCTTTTGCTATGTTTTTAGCGTGCCTAGCTTTAAAAGACTTGGCTCTTGCTGTATCTGTTTTATCACCACTTACACCTTTTTGTCCGAAGCGTATAAGTTTCTCTTGCGTACCATCTTTAGCTAATACTGCGTGTGATTTAGTAGGATGGTTAGGTGTGCGTTTTGGCTTGTTATAGCCAGAGAACGTTTCTTTACCTTTTTTAATCATTTCTTTTTAGGTTTGGCTGCTACTTTTTTACCAGATTTTTTAGCGTATGCTTTAGCTTCTTTCTTACCTGCTTCTGTATAAGCAAATTTCTTTTTTCCGACCATTGGCATATTACTTCCCTTTCTTGGCTGTTTTAGCTGCTTGTTTAAATTGTTTTGCTGTAGGTGCACCTTTACTACCTACCTTACGCATCTTCTCGCCAGAACCTTCAGCGATACGTTTACGTTTGGCGTGGATGTTAGCGTATAGACCTTTCATTATCTATAGCCAATCATTCTTAAAAGCGTGTTAATGTCCATAGGTGGCTGTGCGTTTCTTACATTCATACCGCCTACGTTAGCTGGAATATTTTGCATGGTGTTGCCCATAGGGTTCATTTGTCTCATGGCATTAACCATAGCATTGCCTTCTTTTTGAGTCATTTGACCCATGCCATAAGCATCAGTCATTTGTCTTAATCTTGACATTTCATCCATTTGTCTTTGCATTTCAAGTTGTTTTAATCGTGCAGCTTCAGCTTCTGTAAGTTGACCTACACCTACTGCTGATGGTGATGCTTTTCGCATTGCGTCTAAATAATCTAATAATCCCGATGCTTTTCGCATTGCGTCTAAATAATCTAATAATCCCATAATAATATCCTATAAAAAATTTGGGTACTGGCGTTTCATTCGGAGAGAGGTTTTCGTTTTTTTAAAAATAAGGGGGTGGGCTAGTCTATTCCTGTAACAATCTTTACTTCTACAGGCATGCCATCTGGATTCCCACTGATCTCATGCTGTGTAGATTCTTTCCACTTGGCACGAGACTTCAACCAGAAGATCATAGCAGTTGTGTTACCTTCTTTAGCTTGCTTGAATAAAGTCTCTGCTACAGAAGCGTTAGCCTCAATACGACCTTTGTCAAGTTCTTCTTTGTAATATTTAGTCAAGGTATCTGCACTAATAGATAGTACTGTGGCGATATCCTCATGGCGTGTTCCTACTGACGATAACATAAAAACTTTATTTCGGGTGTCGCTTGTTGGAAGGTGCGGGGGTCTTCCTCCCTTATCCTTGCTTTCATTATCTACAATCAAAGCCTTGTCATTAGGCAATATATCCATGCTTATATCATTATCCTTTAGCATATCGGGCATGACATCAGGATGTACATTATCCAAGTGAGAATGATTATCATTATCAATCGGGCTATCGTTATCAGTCATTATACTATTATCCTTCATTTGTCAATATGTGAT